CTCTTTACAAGGCAGTAGCTTCGGAATAACGCGCAAATGACCAGGCTCGAACTCTCGAATGGCCTGACACGCAGCTCGGCGAGGTCTCACATAAGTGAAGCGACCTTCGAACCGAGGATCCCGTGCAAAGTCGACCGGATACGATCCATCGACATTTGGGGGTCCGGGCAAGCGACTCGACGATAGGCCATTCTGAAGCCTATGGAGAAGCGTGCCTGCGACCCGACGTTGCCATCGGGTGAAACGTGTCTCACAGCCAGTCGGGAGAACCACACCGAGCCCTCCAAACTCGGGGGCGGCATGAAGATTCCACTCCCCATCACGAGTATGAGTTCGGATATCGTCTCGAAAGAAGTGATGGACCCTTTTGAGGGTTCGATCGGGACGACAGGATTCCGTGATTGCGCGATTGACCTTGGGGACAAAAGGTGTCTCAAGATTCTCTGGTCGGATTCCAACTCTTGTCTGGGACGAGTAAAGAAGCCCAGTATTCAAGAAGGGAAGTGGAATCAGACGACCAGCTCGAACGAGCCAAGCCTCGGAGTTGACGGTCAGGAAAGCTGGGCTTATATAATTCTTGCCCATGGAAAGCGTGAAACCCGCGAGGGCCACATACTTCAACCAGACCGAATAGAACTCCGTAGAGGCTCTGAAGAGGATGTCGTCACCGTTAACAAGGACGGGAAGCTCTTCCAACTTGATAGGGGATCCCAGATGTTCCTCAAGTGCAACCCAGTATGCGACAAGGTTGATCGCACACAGCACCGGGAAACTTAAGGGCGAACCCATCAGTTGGCCATTAGACTGTAGGAAGGAGTCCACACTCGAACTGGTCCCCTTGAAGAGGGACTTCGGGTATGAGATCCTATGGTTTCCAAGAACAGCCGAGCAGACGACCCTCTCATTCGAGGAGGCACCAATCGAGTCTAAGAAAGAAGCAAGAGCGAGCGAGTTCATCTCCTGAGAGAGACCATCGGTCGCGGCTGAGTAGTCGCCGCTGACCCAATTGGAGAACTCAAAGGAACGATCCAAGCGCTTTTCGAGAGCGCGCTCACGGTCCTGGAGACCTTGGAGATGGCTACCATCTAGAGGACAACCAGTCAGTTCGAACTGTGGAAAGTCCTGGAGCCGATCCCACATGATCTTCTGGTACGGCATGGCCGCCCAGTAAGGAAGACCGGAGCCCTTCGTGATCAGGCGACACTTGAGAGGTTCGAGAACTGCTGCTACCTGCGCTTCGCAGGCGCCGCGATTCCTTACCCATTGTGCCGCACAACGAAGGAGGATCTCGTTCGGGAGGACCGGCAAAGTGCCAGGATCAACCCGAATCTCCTGCTCGCCCGTGATCGGAGACCAGTACATTGACCAGAGGAGGCTAGGACTAAACGGTCCAACCCCCAATTTCTCCGACAACCACAGACGAGCGAACCCTGCTCGTCCATCATCACTTCTTCGTGACTCAGCACAGGCATGAAAGCCTGGATTCCCCAGACGACGTCGTGCATCTCGAGAGCCAAAGACCTGAAAGGTCTCACCTGCATGGACCTCGAGACGTTCCTGATACCACATGTTGCGGAATTTCTTTCGGAACTTCTCCCGATCGTCCTCGGAGAGGACGGGCAGGGACCGAGAGAGTGCCTTAGCGTGCTTCGCACACGTGGTCGCGATAAAATCAGGAGGAACGACGGCACAACCCCTCTTGCCCCCCTGGA